TTATTTTTTACTCTCTTAGGTTTGATATTTCAATTTTTTTAATAAATAATTTATTTTTAATAAATTATTTATTAAAAAAAGAGTAAAATATATAAATAATTATTTTTTATTTTTCAATTTTTTTAATAAATAATTTATTTTTAATAAATAAATTATTTATTAAAAAAAGAGTAAAATATATAAATAATTATTTTTTATTTTTCAATTTTTTTAATAAATTAAATATAAATAAATTGATAATGTAGATATTTATGGTATTTAATGACTATATATAACAATATAAAAATTAAAAATATTTTGATAGAAAATAATACTAAAATTAATCTAAAAATATATTTATTATAACATACTGGAGTTAAATTATTATCATCATTAACATAACATATATTATATTTATTTTTATATATATCACAGTTAGATTCATAATAAACATTATTAGTCAATACATCAGTAATAGAACAATTTTTATTAGAATATTTTTCTACTTTACAGATTGTTTCTAAACATCCATAATTTATGTTTAATGATAGAATATAAACTATAGTAATTAAATTAATCATTAACATAAATATAAAAAATATAGAAATATTATATTTTTGTATTTTTCTATAGACATTATAATTAACCATTTATTTATTTATAAATAATTAAATTATTAAACAATAAAATATCAATTTTTTTGATTTAATATATAAAAAAATTTTTTTATGTATATAAGATATATAAATAAAATGATTCTTGGATTAGATACCGATACCTTTTACGCTTTAGTATTATTATTATTATTAATTATCTTAGGATTAGTAACATTCCAATACTATTTCTTTATTTCTGGCAAAAACGGCTTAAGTTTTGGCACTGGATTAGGTGTTAATTTATTACCACAACGCACCCAATAAAAAATATATTATTTAATATATTTTTTATAAATAATATAAGAATTTAAAATTATATAATATTAAAAAAGAATGTTTAAAGATGAATTTGTATTTTTTAATAAGACAGAAAATAGTGAAATAAAATTAATAAATAAAAATGAATATGTATTACTAAATACAGAAAAAGAACAATATGATTTAAGTAATAGTAATTATTATGTATTAAATAATTTAATATTAAATAAAAACAATAGTAATAAAAATATTGTATTAAATTATTATAATTTCATGGAACTTCTTAATACTATATCTTTATTAGAACTTCGTATAAATAAATTAGAAAAAAAAACTAAAAAAAGGAAACATGATAACAATGAATTTATATCAAAAAAAAAAATTAAAATATAAAAAATATTTATATATTTTTTATATGATAAACAAAATATTATTAGTTATCAAATATATTAAATATAAAATAAAAAAATTTAAAAAAATATAATTTTATTGTGATACCTCAACTGGTTCTGGTGGTTCAAGATGTTTGTAAAAATCACTTCTATGTGATTTATAATCAGTGTAATTAAAATTATTCCTTACTCCACTATCTTGTTCAAACATCATTAAACATAATAATGAACAAAACCATATATCTTTATTTTCAAAATAAAATACTTCCGCTTTATCAGCATCCAGACGCATCTGTTGAACTTTCATTGTATTAAAACATCCAGATTCAACTACATCCAATTTTGAACAATATACACATCTTGAACATGTACTCTTATATGTTTCTTTTGGATCATCTCCATATCCTCGCATCGCACGACGAGCCTTACGAAAATTCTTCTTTGCACGACAACTTCCCATTATATTTTATTATATATTAGGGTATTATTTATATATTATATTTTAGATTCAATTTTTTAAATAAATTAATTTGCTTTGCAAATTAATTTATTTAAAAAAGAGTAAATAAAATTAATAATAAAAACGGTATCTTGGACCTTTAGTAACATCAAAATATTGTGGATATTGATAATCAGAATAAAAATAAGGAATTAAATAATCATCATGATTAGGATAATTAACATTTCTAAATTTATAAAAATTTTCTATATTTCTATTTTTAATAAAAATTAATATTACAATTATTAATATTAATAGATAGTAAATCATATATATTATTAAATAATAAATTGAAAATATAAAAATTGAAAATAATATAATAAGTAATATACTATTCAAAATAAATAAGAAAATGAAAAGAGAAATATTAATAATAGCAAGTTTAATATTATTAACATTTGGTCAAACAACTGGAAACACTACAATAGAACCAAGTAATGAACAAACAATAGAAATGATAATAGAAATAATATTTGCATTTATATCAGCATTTATAATATTAACATGTTTTTATTTCATATATATAAAATATTGTAAAACAAATAATAATAGAAATCAATATATGTATATATAATAATTAATTTATAAATTAAAATTCAACAGATATTACTCTACCTAACATAACAACAGAATGTCCTTCCATAATAGCAACTCTACCAAGTCCTTCACACTCATTAAATGGAAGACATACTAAAGGTAATTGAGGTTCTAATACTAATTCACACATATCATTTGCTTTAATAAATGGTGGTGATTCCATTTTTTTATTTGCAGTTTCTTTACCCATTCTCCAATTTATTTTAACTATTTTAACAGCACTATGAGAAGTTCTTACATATGCAACTGGTGTATATCCTTCTTTTAATTCACCTGGATGATCTAATACTTGGGCTTGAATTACACATCGTTTAACTGTTCTTAATGATGAATCTGATTTTAATACCATGACATCTCCAGTTTTTGGTTTAGCATGTCTTTCTTTTGGTAAGCCTTTAATATTTAATCCAACATTATCACCTGGTCCTGCTTGAGGATATGCTTTATGATGCATTTCTACAGAAAATACTTTACCTGTGCATGGATTTGATTGTGTATTTGTTGGATAAAATACTACTTCATCACCTGGTTTAACTACTCCTTGTTCTACTCTTCCTGTTATTACATCACCTACACCTTTAATTGAATAACATCCTGATACTGGCATTCTTAATGGAACATCAGTTGCTCTCTTAGGTGTTTGAACAAATTTATCTAATGCATCATATAATGAATCAACATGAACTGTATCACCATTTACTGTTTTAACATCTACACCATTCCACCATGGCATTTTATCAGATTTTTTTAATAAATTTTCTCCATGGAAACCACTTATTGGTATTACTGGAACATTTTCCATTACAAAATCTTTTTTCCATCCTACTTTTGTTAAAACATCTAATATTTCATCTTTTACTTCATTATATCTTTCTTGACTATATGCTCCTGTATTTCCTACTACTGTATCTATTTTATTTATTCCTACTATTAATTGTTTTACTCCTAATAAATTTATTAATCTTGCATGTTGTCTTGTTTGTCCTTGTATTTCATTTGCTTTATGATCTCCTTTCTGTAGTGATACTGTAAATCCACCATCAGCAGGAACCATCAATAATGCTACATCTGCTTGTGATGCTCCTGTAATCATATTTTTAATAAAATCTCTGTGTCCTGGTGCATCAATAATTGTATAATGATGTGAGTTTGTAAAAAATTCCTTTGTATTACAGGCAATTGTTACACCTCGCTCTCTTTCTTCTTTTTGTGTATCTAAAAAGAATGCAAACGCAAATGAATCTTTACCATGGGCTTTTGCTTCATCTCTTAATTTTTGCATATCACGTTCATTTATTCCACCTAATTCATAGATTAAACGACCTGTAGTAGTTGATTTTCCTGAATCAACATGACCACAAATTACAATTGACACATGTTCTTTCTTATCTTGACTCATTTTTGCTTTTTTTAATAAACATATAAGAATTATTTAAATATAATGTTTAAAAATCAATTTTTTGATATAAAAATATTATATGGATTTAAATAAAAATCAATTAGAAGATTATAATTTAATAAAAAAATCAGATTTATTTGATGATAATTTTTATTTAACTGAATATCAAGATATTAAAAAAGCACAAATTGATCCATTATATCATTGGATAAAAGTAGGTGTTAATGAAAATAGAAGACCAAATTTTTATTTTGATACTACATATTATAAAAAAAACAATAATGATGTTGTTAAATCATATATGAATCCTTTAAAACATTGGATATTATATGGATGTAATGAAGGACGATTCCCAAATGAATTTTTTGATCCTGTTTATTATATAAAATCTAATCCTAATTTATTTCAATTAAATATTAATCCCTTAAAACATTGGATTAAATTTGGTCTTTATGAAGGCAAAATTCCTAATGATGATGTATTTTTTTATGAAAAATATAAAGTACCAAAAAGAGATAATTTATTAATTCTAATATCTCATAATATTGGTGGGGGACTTTCTCAATATGTTGCTAATTTATTACAAATTTGTATTGATAAATATAATTTATTAAATGATTTTAATATTTTCACTAATGAGACTCATTATTTCTCTAATCATAATATATATTTTTTTAACAATTATTCAATTACTACTATTTCTAAAAATTTAAATAGGGTTGGTTCTATTTATAAAAAACTTGTAATATTTCTAAATATTATTCCTAATTATATTAATTTATCAATTAATGATATTATTTATTTTATTGATTTTCTTAAACTTATTAAAATTAATATGAATAATTTAGATTTATATATAACTATCCATGATTTTTTCTGGATTTATCCCAAAGCAGTTAATCTTTTAGATAACGAATCTGATTTATCTAAAGAAATTTCTATTATTTCTTCTACTAATAATTTATTCTCTGTTGCTACTAAAATTATTTTTCCTACATGGTCTTTATTTAATACTTATAAATCTTTTGGTCTTAATCCTAATATTAATTTTGAAATTATTCCCCATAATGATATATTTTATCTTGAAATTCCTGAATATTATCCTAATATTAAAAATAAATCTATTAAATTAATATTTAGTGGATTAAAAACTAAAAATAATCATAAAGGTTTAAATTCATTATTAAATATTCTTTCTGAATTTGATATTTTAATTTCTAAAAATTTTAATTATAATTTAACTCTATATATATTAGGTAATGAACTACCAATTAATAACAAATATAAAAATATTAAAATTATAAATTATGGAAATTATGATAATAATAAAATATTTCAAATAATTAATAAATTAGAACCAACATTATGTTTATTAATGTCTCGTTATGAAACATGGAGTTATATGCTAAGTATTTATTTAAAAACAGGATTACCTTTATTTTTTAATAATACTGGAGCATATAGAGAACGTATTGAAGCCTTAAATAGACATAATATTGCATCATTTAATTATAAAAAAGATTCAAATTCAGATATTGCTAAAAAATTACTCAATTTTATAAATAAAATTATTACTAATAATAATCATGATTTTTTCTCTATTAATGAAAATTATAATATTATCAATAATAAATTTTATGATAGAATTTTTAATAATGATATTACTATTAAATCATATCCTCTTTTCTTATTAATTTGTGATATTAATAAATTTTGTGTTTTTAGAGATTATTGTCATTCTATTACTCGTTATTTCTTTATTAATAATATTCGTGTTAAAATTATATTATTTAATAATCTTGATCATTTAATTCAACAATTAAATTTAATTAATTGTCTTAACAGTTGGATATTCTTTTTATCTGATATATTTGATAAAATTTTTAAATTATTTAAATTTAATAAAATATTTTATATCAATACTGAACAATTAAGTAGAGAACTTATCAAAACTAAAATTATTGACATATTTAAAAAATATAATTTTATTTATTTAGATTATTCAAATGCTAATCTTAATATTTTTAAAAAATTAATTCCTAATATTAAATCTATTTATTTACCTTATTTACCTAATTTAGATGAAATATATAATTATGAAAAAACTATTAGTTGTTCTATTCTTGGATGTAGAGATAGACGAATGAAAATATTAAATGAATTATTATCTAAAAATATTAATTGTTGTAATTTTAATGGATTATGGGGTATTGATAGAGATAATCTTATTTTTAAATCTAAAATATTAGTTAATGTTCATATTGAAAATGATTTTAATATATTTGAAGAACTTAGATGTATTAGATGTATTTTTAATAAAATAATTATTATTTCTGAAGATTCTTTATCCCAATTTGAACATCCTCTCTCTAAATTTATTATTTTTACTAAATATGATAATATTGTTAAAAAAACTATTGAAGTATTAGATAATTATGATATTTACTTCTCTAAAATTTTTAATAATTTTAATATCTCATCTTTAGAATCAGATTTATTAAATTATTATTCTTCTCTATTTAATTTATAATTATTTTTAAATTTTTTTATCTAAAATCTAAAAATATTTCTATTCTATTTCTATTATATTTGTTCTATTCTTTTCTAAATATTCTATTTTTTTTTCTAATATACTAATCTTATTTTCTTGTATTTTTTTTAACTTATTTTTATTATTCCTTATTTTATTTTTAATTTCATCTATTTGTCTTCTTAAATCTATTTCATTTTTATATAAATTTATCCTTTTCTCTAATAATTCAATATTCTCTTTTTGTATTATTTGTTCATCTTCTAATATATTTTTGAAATTTTCTATATCACTTATATATTCTATTCCGTCTGTTTTATTTATTATTTCCATTAGTATTATATTATATATTCTTTTTTTAAATAATATGTATTAATATACATATTATTTAAAAAATTGAAAAAAATAAGTTAATTAACTTAAATTTTACTATTTTTTAAATAATATGTATTATTTAAAAAATTGAAAAAAATAAGTTAATTAACTTAAATTTTACTATTTTTTAAATAATATGTATTATTTAAAAAATTGAAAAAAATAGTATTTAACATATTCTAATATTAGTTATTAAAAAATGGATACAACATACTTTATAAATGGTGCAATATCAGGTTCAGTTGGAATAATATTAAGTCATCCAATTGATACATTAAAAACAAGAATACAAAGTAATAATACAATTACATATAATCCAAGAATTTTATATAAAGGTATATTTTCTCCATTAATTGGTGTTGGATTTGAAAAAGCAATAGTATTTGGAACTTATCAAAATTGTTATAAATATTTAAATAATAAAAATGTTAGTAATAATATTAATAATTTTATTTCTGGTGGTATTGCTGGATTTTCTGCTTCTTTTGTTGTTACTCCAGTAGAAAGAATTAAAATTTTAATACAATCAAATAATAAAATTCATTATTCTAATCTAAATATTAAATATTTATATAATGGATTATCTGCTACTTTTACTCGTGAGACTCCAGGATTTGCTATTTATTTTACTGTATATGAAAATCTAAAATATAATTTTTATTCTAAATATAATCAACAAATTACTTTAAGTAGTTCTTTTATTTTTGGTGGTTTATCTGGTGGATTTGCTTGGATTTTTATTTACCCTCAAGATAGAATTAAAACTATTATTCAATCTCAAAATAAATCATTACCGTTTTTCTCTGTTATAAAAAATTTATATCTTACTTATGGTCTTAAAAGTTTCTATAAAGGTTTTTCTTTAGCTTTACTTAGAGCAATTCCTCTTCACGCTGGAGTTTTTATGACTAATGAATTACTTAATCGTTTTTAATTTATTTATACTATATAAATCTAATTGATTTATATTCTATAAATAATACCAATAATGTGGTCTTCTAAATCTTCTTTGTCTCCAATATCTTCTTGGATAATAATATCTATTCCACCACCAATGTGGTCTATACCAATTTGGATACCAATAACTATATCCTTCTATTCCGTCAAACATCATTATTAATAATGTTACCGCTAATAGTATCAATATGAAAAAAATTAATTGTGACATTTTATATATAATATATTTCTATATTTTTATTTATATATTGAATTTCTTTTTTTAATTATTCTATTTATAACTTCTATATTTTCTGTCTCTTTTATTTCATCCATTGTCCTTACTCTATATATCGGACTTTTATCTTTCTTTATCACTGGCAATGATAATGATCTAAATCTTATTGGTATTCTAATATCTTGTAGTGATATACTTTTTGTTGGACTACCTGCTCTTTTTAGTGTATTATTATTTTTTTCCATTATCTAATATTATTTTTATTATATTCTCTATTGTTTATATTTATTAATTTTTTAAATTATTTATTTACACCTTTTTACATTTCAAACGCCGATTTTTACGGCATTAAAAAAAATAAAAAAATGTAAAATCAATTTTGATGGTCTTACTTTTTCTTCTTCTCTTTGGTTGGTGAAGAAGTGAAAGACGAAATATGACTTTAAAATTCTGTTGGTCTTGTTTGATTATTTATCCAACACTTTGTTAATTTCAAAATATTTATTGAGGAATTTGCGTCTCTTGTTCTAAATACGATTTTTTTGTTTTCGCAACTCACGCAATTAGAACAAACCAATAGACGAAATACCTTTTTGTTTTCCTTATCTTTGTAATACTCTAAATCTTTATGACAATCACAACATTTCTTACTTGTATTACATTCATTTATGGTTATTGTATCATATTTTTTATGTATTAATTTTCTTAATCCTTTATTCATCGTAGGCATAAAAAATTTCATTTGGGTATCTCTACTCCAATTACCATAACCAATTAATAGATTTTCTCCAAATATTTCCTTGATTTTATTTAAGAATGTATCAATACTTTTCTTACCATAACTATATTGACGAAATTTCATTTTTCTCCAAGTGTCTCTTTTGTAGAATTCTATTGTTTCTTTGTTTAATTTATTCTTTTCTACTAAATATATTTTGAATTTATTATAATCAACTGATTTGCTATTTTGAAAAGATAATTGAGTTTCTTTTTCAATAATGCCATTTTTCTTTCTTTCATATAATAAAATTCTTTGATTACATTTTGCTTTGCTTTCTCGTTTTCTTTGTGATGCTGTGTATTGTAATTTATTTCCTTTATTATCCATCATATAAACTAACGAACGCTTACCAGGGTCACAACCAATAATGGTTCTGTCTTTCAAAGTATCTAATTGTTCTTTGGATAAATCCTCTATATTATAAAATTCTTGCTCTTCCAATACAGCAACTTTTGAACCCCATTTCTTATCTTTTAAGTCTTTACGAATAAATAATAAACAACACGAAATTCCGTCTGTTTGAATTTGGTTATGAAACTGATAATGTTTATTCTTGAATATTCTATGGTTTAAATTCAACAAATTACCCCATACTTCATTTTGATTATCTTTTACATTACTTAATAATTCACCCTTCTTAATTTTATTGCCATCTTTATCTTTTTCGGGACAAAATAAGTTAATAAGACAAGCAGTATCTAAAATAATATGTTTTGGAATAATGTTATTTCTTAATGGCAATGGTTGAAATAATTTACTTTCTTGTTTTTCTAATACATAATTCATATATAACATTCCTTTCAAATAATCAAATGGTCTAACTTTCACATCATAATGAACTGATTTTTTTATTTCAGTAGGTAATATGTTGTGTAAATGCGTTTCTTTCCATTCATTAAACAATTCATTTGTATCAGTTAATTCCATAATGTTCTTTTTGAATTGAAATAATACTGCTTTATCTTCTGTAATATTATCAGTTGTTTTATTGACAAATCGTAAAAAATGTTGGATAAAATGTTCTTGAATATTGTTGTGTAAAGATGTGTGAATTTGAGTTGCTAAATATGGTAATAAAAAGGTTGTATTCTTTAAATTAGTTTTTTCGTGATTGAGTATTGGTTGATATTCTGTTTTGTAAAATGCTTCTAATGTCTCTAATAATTCAGTATCTTTACATTTTTTACCTCTATTATCATGAGTTCCTAATGTCTTAATACAATAAGAAATAAATGTATCATTTTATTCAGGTAAAGGGTTATTATTAGTAAAACAATAAAGAATATACAATCTTATGAATTGATATGTATGAATAACTAAATCATTCATTTCAAAAACCAAATTGTTTATAAGTGGTTGTATAGTATCACGATTAAGTAAGATAGTTTTGAGTGGTATTTTGAAGGTTTTATAGACAGATT